CATATCCCCAAGGTTGCCTTGTTGCCCGTGTGCGACACTTTGGTTGCGCGATGTTATTGAAGGATGATGCGGGCGTAGGCGTAGCCGGAAAGATGGTTCATTCCATTTCTAAGATTGGTGCTCTTGTAACTCAGGATATGACGTTTCGTAATACTACGGAACAACTGTCCAAACAAGAGCGTTATACTGCTATGTACAATATTCCTGCTAATAACCCTATTATAAAGGAATTGTTCCTTGATACTGATATGAATGAATCGGCTACTAATATTGTCGTTGGAGCTTAATTAATAAATCATGTTATAATCAATACTCCCCCTTGGGGGTTGGGGGGGTCAATTGGGCGAAGCCGCGCCTCATATGTCCTATGAAAAAGAACGGGTGAGAATCGAGTCTAAGTATTACTTACTAGACTCGGTTCTCCGTTCTCAGACCCGTGCCCGTGCGTTTTTTTTTCGGCCGAAAATGCACAGCCAGGTTTATCCACCTCCCATTATATAAGCAGCTCTTAACTTTGTAAAAAGTGTCAATGTCGTACGCATCCTTTTCATGGCCACAAGAAGACAAGGAATTTTCTGGATGCTCACTATCCCCGCAGCAAGTTACACCTTGCCCACCGAACTCCCCGACGGTCTTACCTGGATACGAGGTCAACAAGAAGAAGGCGAAGCCGGAGGATATCTTCATTGGCAGATCTGTTTGGCCCTTGTGCGAAAATCCAGCCTCGCCGGATTACTCACCCGTTTTCCCGGTTCCCACGCCGAGCTCACCAAGTCCGCCGCAGCGAATGACTACGTCTGGAAAGAACTTACTCGCGTACCAGACACTCAATTTGAATTTGGAACGAAGCCCATCTGTCGGAACTCTAAGCCAGATTGGGAGTCCGTTTGGACCTGTGCCAAGAAAGGAGATTTGCTTGCCATCCCCCCAAGTATACGTGTGGTTAGCTACCGCACCCTTCGTGCGATTGCAGCGGATCACGACGCTCCTATTGGCATACTTAGAACATGCCATGTGTATTGGGGCGCAACTGGAACTGGAAAGTCTCGGCGTGCCTGGGACGAAGCAGGCATGGGAGCTTATTCTAAGGATCCCAGATCCAAGTTTTGGTGTGGCTACCAGAGTGACAAGCATGTTGTTATCGACGAATTTCGTGGAGGAATTGACATCTCCCATATGCTCAGATGGCTTGACCGTTATCCGGTACGAATTGAAATTAAAGGATCGTCGAAGCCGCTCTGCGCTGAAACGATCTGGATCACCTCTAATCTGTGCCCGACCCTCTGGTATCCTGAAGCAGATGTCGGAACTGTAGAAGCTCTAATTCGTCGTTTGACTATTGTTGAGTTTCCTCTAATAAATAATGTTTAGATCTCGACCTAATGTCCCAACTGCATTACAACGTGCTGCTTTTAGTCAGCAACTTGCTTTCAATGTTAGTCGGTTACCGCTTGAGCTGCAAGAGCGCGTGCTCGGGCACCGTATCCGATCCGCAATCGGACGACAAAGAACCAGACTTAGAGCTCGCTCGCAGGTCGTCCTCCGACGTAATGCCTCACATAATCAGCCTCCCCTGAGCGCCGCTATTAGAATTGCTAGGCGATTCATGAATTATCGGTCTCGGCGTCGTTAGTAGTTAACCTAAATAAATATGAATTCCAGTGCTTTTGAAATGGGTTATCGAACCCCTCGGTATGTATCAAACCAAGGTCGCAGCGCTGGTAAACTGTTTAAGAAGATTAAACAAGTTTATGGATCTCGCCCTTCACCCCGGCTGTCGTCAAGGTTGGGGTTGGGTGGTTCTGGTTCCAGTACTCGTACAATGACAAACTCTAAGGAATCTGCATCTGACGGTGTTGGTTCAGATAATGTTGTTCAAATGGTTCACTACTCTTTAAAAGTGCATAAGCCTGTGAAGATGATCGGCTTTAAGACGCATCATTATCGTAATGACTCTATAGTTTCTTTAAGCACGGAAGGTGTTGTTGCTGAAGATTATTTTGCGATCATTGGTGCAGCTGCACAATGGACTGCTGATGTTGTTGGTACTCCTACTTTAGGTCAATCGGCTAAAGGCTGGTTTTCCTTGAATCCTATTCAGGGTTTACCAGCTGGTGTTCGATATGGCGCTTTGACTAAACCATCACTTGATTCTTTTGTTTTGCAGCATGTTACTCTAACTATGGAAATTGTGAATCTTTCTGATCATCCGTCTCATATCGTTCTTGATTTCCACAAATGTACAGACGCGACACAGTTTTTGCCAGGACCATGGCAGGATAATGAATATATTGCTCCAATTACTGCGCCGGATGTTGCTTTAACTCTGCCTGCGGTTGGTGTAGCTCCTACTGTTGCGTTGAATTTTGGTGCGTCTAATGGCTTGTTGCCATGGATTAAGCGTGATCCATCTAACAACGTTGTTGCTTCGAAAGATTATTGGCGGTCTATTATGGCCAAGAAGTTTCAACTTGCTTCTGGAGCTCGCCGCACGGTTCGTGTTTCTATTGCTATGAATTTGAAGCAGGATTCTAGCACTGTAGCGGCGGGAGGGTTGACATATCCCCAAGGTTGCCTTGTTGCCCGTGTGCGACACTTTGGTTGCGCGATGTTATTGAAGGATGATGCGGGCGTAGGCGTAGCCGGAAAGATGGTTCATTCCATTTCTAAGATTGGTGCTC